AGTATTGTAGAACCTATTTCTTCAGTATTAGATTCTCCAGCAGCCAAAGCTGCGTTCCAAAGCGCATTGGTAGAGGCTATTTCTGCTATAAATGACCCTACAACTGGGGTTAATATCTTCTTTAGGTCTATAACTGAAACAATAACATCGGCTGATACCGCCGCTGCTCTAGCCACGTTTAACAAGGCAGTCCAAGAAGCTATTACCGTAACTAATTTTGATAGTGTTCAAGCCAATTACAACGTTGGAATTATTGAGCCTTTTGCAATAATTGACTCTATAATTGGTACGGGCTGGTTTATAATAAATGATGACCAAACAATTACTTGGAACGCAGTAAGCAATACCCAGTCTATAACTTGGCAAAATGTAGGGGATGACCAAACCCCAAACTGGGTAATAATTAATAATGGGCAATAAGGAACGCTATGGCATCTTCATATTCAACTAGTTTAAAGCTAGAACTTATAGGTAGCGGTGACCAGTCTGGCACTTGGGGTACTACGACCAATACAAACCTTGGAACCCTGTTAGAACAAGCTATTGTTGGTCAAACAACCGTTACAATGGCTAATGCTGATTATACTTTAAGTGATTATAACGGCGCATCAGATGAGGCTAGAAATGCGGTAATTATTATTTCTGGACTTCAAAACGCTTCTTACAATGTTATTTGCCCAGCAGTTCAAAAATTATACATAATTACCAATAACCTAAGTTCTGGCGCTGTTGCTTATTTTAAACCTGTTGGCGGTTCAAATATTGCAATTGCTAATGGAAGCACAATTTATGCTTATTGCACTGGTTCATCCATGATTGCTGTAGGAACATCTTCATTTACGTCAACTAATTTTTCAATTTCTCAGTCTGGATCTAAATTATATTTTGCTTATAATGGTTCAAATATAGCTTCTTTGGATTCATCTGGTAACTTAATAACCCTCGGCAGCCATATTGCTGGCGGTACGCCTTAATTTAGGAGCAACATATGACAATTACCGTTAGCGGAACATCAATTACTTTTCCAGACGCTACTACACAAACTACTGCAGCGACAGCAAACCCAATTCCTGCAACTACAGTAATGCTATTTTATCAAGCTGCAGCGCCTACTGGATGGACACAAGTAACAAGTCTTAATGATTATGACTTACGCCTAGTAAGCGGTACAGGTGGTGGAACAGGTGGCACAACTGCGTACTCAACAGTATTTGCTAATCAAACTCCAACCATTTCAGGAAGCGCATCAGCAACAACGCTTTCTTTGGCGCAAATTCCAAGCCACGACCACAGTGGTGCTGCTGGTGGTAATGGTGGTGCATCTGTGCCTGTTACTTATGGTAATTATCAGGTTACGGGCGATCCATCAGGTTACAACTCTGGAACTGCAAACGTTTATTCTAATGGTAGCGGCTCTTCTCATACCCACGGATTATCTGCTACATCATCAGCAATTACCCTTAATGTACGTTATGCAAACATTATCATTTGCTCTAAAAACTAATGAAAATTGAACCTAAAAACAATTGTCCTCTTAATAACTTTAAACCTTGCAAACAACTAGATTGTGCTTGGTTTATTGAAATTCACGGTACGCACCCCAATACTGGAGAACCAATAAAAGATTGGGGATGTGCTATGTCTATGATGCCAATGATGTTAATTGAAAATGCAAGACAACAACATAGCACAGCGTCAGCTGTTGAATCTTTTAGAAATGAAATGGTTAAGAGTAACGAAATGGGGCAACAAGTTTTACTAGCCACTATACAAGCTCAACCGAAACAAACCTCATATATTTTGGAGAATGAATAATGAAATTAACAATTATCCCTAGCGATGGCGCTGTTTATGAAAACGACATTTGTTATTTAAACTTAACTTGGGAAGGAACCCCTATAGATGTTCATGCGCTTCAATGGCAAGATACTTCTGGTTGGATTGAATATAATGACGGTAAACAAAATGAAGATATAACTGTTTTGCCAACATGGGCAGATAATGCAATGGCTGCTTGGACAGTAGCAAATACTCCAGTACCACCTACACCCCAAGAAATTCAAGCAACAAATAAAAATACTGCGGTTTCGCTCTTACAACAGACAGATTGGACTACTATTTCTGATGTGTCTGATCCAGCAAAAAGTAATCCATATTTAACTAATGTTAATGATTTTTTAGCGTTTAGAAATCAAGTTCGTCCTATAGCAATTAATCCACCAACTACACTTGTTACTTTTCCATCAATTCCAACTGACCTATGGAGTTAAAATGAAATGTATGATGAAATCAAAGACTATGTGGTTTTCTTTGGCTTTGGTCATTGTTGGGTCATTGTACGATAATTTGTCTTACTTGCAGAGCATTATTGACCCCAAGTATTACGGCATTATTCTAGTTGGCATTGGAATTGTTTGCGCTGTTCTGCGGTTTTATACCACCCAGCCTTTGGATGAGAAGTAATGTTCGGTTTTAATATCTATGCTATCTATGCGATGGTTGCCATTACTTTATTTTGCGGAGGGTTCGTTAATGGATGTTCATATCAGCAAAACAAAACAGAAAAGACCATTCGGGATAAAGAACATCAATACCAGTCAGACGCAGACCAAATAAGGAAAAACAAAGATGCTCAAATTAAAGCTATTAATACTCAGTTGGTCGATGCTGTTAGCGAGCTGCGTAAGCGTCCCAGTCGTGCCACAGAAACCAGTTATGGAAAAGGTTGCAACGGAACCAGCCTTTATGCCGAGGATTCAGAGTTTCTTATCAGGGAAGCTGCCAGAGCAGACGAAATAAGGGTGGCGCTAGAAGCTTGTTATAAACAATATGAGACTATTAAATGAATAGCGCACAGCTAGAAACTCTTGGTATTGATACAAAATGGTTAGAACCGCTCAACACCGCCTTTACCAAATATGATATCAGCACACCAAAGCGTCAAGCAGCGTTTATTGGTCAGTGTTCTCATGAATCTGCTAATTTTACTAAGCTGGAAGAAAACCTTAATTACAGCCCAGAAAGGCTAATGAAAGTTTGGCCTAGCCGCTTTCCAGACTTAGACACAGCTACTAAATATGGGTATAACCCACAAGCTTTAGCTAATAAAGTCTATGCTGGTCGGCTTGGAAATAACCAAGAAGGGGATGGCTGGAAGTATCACGGCAGGGGTTTGATTCAACTAACAGGACGTGAAAACTATGAGCGATGCGGATCTAGTTTGGATGTGGATCTTATCGGTAATCCTGATTGGTTACTTGATCCTAAATATGCGGTTTTAAGTGCTGGCTGGTTTTGGAACAAACACGGCTTAAACGAATTGGCAGACGCCCAAGAACATGGGATAATTACTAAACGAATCAATGGGGGGACTCTTGGTTTGGATGACCGCATTCTTAAAACGACCAAAGCTTTACAAGTATTAGGGTAACCGCATATGAACCAACTTAAAGATTATATTCTTGTAGTTCCTAATATAGTACCAGAAGCTTTATGTGATTTAGTTATTAGTGAATACGAAAACCAAGAAGGTTGGCAAGATGCTGCAGTAGGTGCTCTTAAATTAAATAAGTCCATTAGAAACTGTAAAATTATACAAATTTTTTCTTCTAAAATTGATCAAGATATATTTAAGTGTGCATCAAAAGCTATTAATAGTTATTTAGAAGCTTTTCCAGATTGTGTTATAAATCAAGATAGTGGTTATGAACTACTTAAATATACTGAAGGTGGATTTTACTCGCAGCATACAGATGCTAGTTCTAATTATAACCGCAGCATATCTTGTTCTTTTGCTTTAAATGATGAGTTTGAAGGTGGTGAATTTGCTTTTTTTAATAAAGAGTTAAAGTATAAAATACCAAAAGGGGCAGCTATTATGTTCCCTGCTAATTTTGTATACCCTCACGAAATTATGCCTATATCCTCTGGTACTAGATACTCAATAATTACTTGGTTTAAATAATATATGCCATTACAAAAACTACAATTTAGACCAGGTTTAAACCGTGAAGGTACAGACTACTCAAACGAAGGTGGTTTTTACGATGGCGATAAAATTCGATTTCGTTCTGGTTTTCCAGAAAAAATTGGTGGATGGCAACAGTTAAATAACAATACTTTTATTGGTACTTGCCGTGCATTATGGAATTGGGTTACTTTAGCTTTTGCTAATCTATTGGGTATTGGCACGGATAAAAAATATTATATTGAGTCTGGCGGGACTTATTATGATGTTACCCCAGAAGTTTTTACTTCTACTAATTTAGGAGCGGCGGCTGGACCATTTACTGCTATTACTACTGCCCCTTATTCCAGCGTAATTACCGTAACAGACTCAAGTTATAAACCAAACGTAGGGGACTATTTTACTATTTCTGGGGCTACCAGCCTTGGCGGAAATATTACTGCTCAAGTTTTAAATCAAGAATATGTGGTTAATACTGTACCCACTTCCACAACATATACATTTATAGCCAAAAGTTATACTACAGGGCTTCCCGTTACTTCCAATGCTTCTGATACCGCTAAGGGTGGAGCAACAGTAGTTATTAAATATCAATACCCAACAGGTTTAAACGTTTATTCTGCTGGTACAGGATGGGGAGCAGGAGGTTGGCCCACCTATAACATAACTTCTTTAACTGATCCATTTACTGCCACTAGTACAGGCATTCAAGTCCTTACAGTAACACAAAATAATCATGGTTTAACCACAGGCGATTATGTTTATTTTAAATCAATAACTTCTAATCCATGCGGCATTACTAAAGCGATTTTGCAAAAAGCATTTGCTATTACAAATACTGGCACAAATACTTACACTATAGATATTAGTTCTATAACAGCTCAAACTACTTCTTCAACCGCCGCCTCTGGCGGAGCGGTAACTGTGTACACTCCAGCAGCACCTTTAAGAGCTTGGAACACTGCTTCTACTGTTAGTATTGGTCAACAACTACGCCTTTGGACTAATGATAATTACGGTCAAAATTTATTTATTGCTCCTCGTGGCGGGTCTATCTATTATTGGTTAGCAAGTTCTGGAACAGGCACTAGGGCGCAATCTTTACAAACCTTATCTACCGCCGCTGGATATTCTGGGACTTATGTTCCTAATACAACTTATCAAGTTTTAGCCTCTGCTATTCAAAAGTTTGTTATTGCTATGGGCGCAAACCCATATGTTTCTGGCACTCCCAGTACAACCTTTAACCCGATGCTTGTGCGTTGGTCAGATCAATTAAACGAATACCAATGGGTTCCAGCTGTAACAAACCAAGCTGGCGAATTTACTTTGACCAATGGTTCATTTATTATGGGTGCTAGAGCAACCCGCCAAGAAATCCTTATTTGGTCAGATTCTTGCTTGTATTCTATGCAATACCTTGGAGCGCCATATGTGTGGGGCTTTAATATCCTAATGGATAACATATCTGTTATGTCTCCAAACTCCATGATTACGGCTAATAACGTAACTTACTGGATGGGAACAGATAAGTTCTATATGTATTCTGGACGGGTAGAAACTCTTCCTTGTTCATTGCGTCAGTTTGTATTTAACGACATTAACCAAGACCAAGCATATCAAGTATTTGCTGGTTTAAACGAAGGTTTTAATGAAGTTTGGTGGTTCTATTGTTCTGTAAATTCTACCCAAATTGATAAATACGTTATCTACAACTACCTTGATAGAGTATGGTATTACGGTACTATGGGTCGTACAGCGTGGTTAGACTCTGGTATTCGCCAATATCCTATTGCCGCTGACTATAACAATCGGATTATTTACCATGAAAATGGAGTGGATGATAATGCCACGCAAATTACAACAGCTATTGATTCTTATGTTCAATCTTCCGACTTTGATATCGGTGATGGTCATAACTTTGGTTTTGTTTGGCGGATCCTGCCTGACGTTAACTTTAATGGTTCTAATATTAACAATCCTGCCGTTACAATGACCATTAAACCTAGAGTTAACTCTGGTACGGCTTATGGCGTAGCCAATGTTCCTACCGTTACCAGCGCAGATAACTATGGGGTTTCTTCTGCTTATAACATTCAGCAATTTACAGGACAGGTCTATACCCGCCTTCGTGGTCGTCAACTAGCCTTTAGGATTGAATCCACAGGCATAGGCGTTAATTGGCAGTTAGGTAGTCCTCGTATTGACATTAGACCTGATGGCAGAAGATGACCTATAACGGTACATTACGTCCTTCTAAGGCTCCCAATTTACCGATTGCGCCTACAGAATACAGCCAGCACTATTTGGACCAATTAACCAATGCTATGCGTCTTTATTTTACGCAAATTGATACTTATACTCAAGGCAACACCATACCCGCTTCTGGAACTACAGCGAATAGACCAATAAGCTCAACAACAAATACAGTTCAAGTAGGGCAATTTTATTTTGATACTACGCTTACTAGACCAATTTGGTGGACTGGTACTAATTGGATTAAAGCTGATGGAACGGTTGTTTAATGACAAACTTAGCTAAACTAGATAATTCTTTAGACACGGTTAAACGACGTGAAAATATCATGTCTGTCCAACATAAAATAGATGAATTAGTATCTTCTGGCAAACTAGAATCTGGTATAGAAGGGCGTAAATTAACCCACCACTTTACAGACGTAGATAACGAACATGGCTGTGGTTTGTATGGTAGAGAAATGTTTATGCCCAAAGGCACACTTGTCGTTGGAAAAATCCATAAAAGACAGGGCCTAAATTTCCTTTTACAGGGTAAAATCTACGTAGCTACAGAATTTGGTAAAACGTGGTATACCGCGCCGTGTATTATTAAGGGTGAGGCTAACGTAAAACGTGTTGTATTTGCTTCAGAAGACAGTATATTTGTAAATGTACACTTGACTAAATACGTAGGCGAAGAGAATTTGGACAAAATTGAAGAGGACATTGTAGCCACAGACTATTCAGAAGTTGGCTTAATGGACTCAGTAGACAGATTGCTGGCAAGCAAGGGAGAATAATATGGCATTTGAAATTAGCGGCGCAGTCTTAGCA